AAATGGCGGGGTGCTACTAATGAAGAACCTATTTTTAGAGCATGACCTAGCAGAACTACGCCACGCCCAACGGGCCGAACAACTACGGGCAAGAGAGTTTAGGGGGGCGGTATCTTTTGCCGTGTTCACGTTGCCCGCTACTGCCGTAGTTTCGATTATTTGCGCTAACTATGACGGGCAAGAACGGGCGGGGCTATTGGTGATGATGTTCGCCGCATGTTCTGCCACTATGGCGGGGGCGTTTTGGGTGGCCCGTGATACGTGGCGGGCGTTACGCGACATTAGGTTGCGTATCGAAATACTGCTAGACAACGTGAAAGAAACTATTTAGCATTTAGGTGCTACGGGCGGGGGTAGCGTTACCCTTGACAATGTTCGAAACATTGCCCGCCCGCTCTGCCTACCTGGCAGGTAATAAATAACGATAGGGGAATATATGAACGGTCAAGCAGAAATTATCGCAAAAATAGAGGAACTAAAAAAGGTTTTTTTAGAGCTAGAAATTTTATCGGAAACATACGGGCATGAAGATGCGGCGGAAGATATTTTTAATGTTATGGGGTTAGATAGCTATCCTTTTTCGGAATGTTTCGAAGAGGTTTCGGCACGTGTTGCTAATTGGGAAATAAAATAACTAACGGGTCATGCCCGCCCCCCGTCGCTTTAGGCGTAAGATTCGATTCTGTTCGGGGACTCTGCCATTTCGGGCAGTATTAAAAATAGGGGAAATAATGAGAATAGAAATAGATAGTAATGCGGCCGTGAATTTATTTAAGGCCGTGGATAAAGCACGGGCGACAGACCCTATGCGTTTAGCATTGACGGGTATTAATTGGGAAATAGTGGGCGGGGTTCATATCTTTACCGCTACCGATTCCTACCGCCTGCATACCGTTTCGATACCAGACCCGACGGCCACCTATAGCGATAGTGTTTTATTGTCTGGCGATATTGTTAAGGCCGTTCAAGCTTGCGCTAAGGCCGGCGGTAAGGGTGGAATTTTGACGCTAGAACGGTATGACACTTTTGTGAAAGTATCGGGGTTCAATAATGTTGGTGTTACTGTCACGGAAATGACGGTGAACCTTATTCTTTATACCGAATACCCGACGTGCCGTAGCATTATTGACGGGGCAACAGAGATAGAGCTACCCGCATTGTTTAACGGTAAATATTTGGGTGACCTAATCGATGCGGCGACATTGTGGGCGGGTAAAGATAGCCCGATTACTGTCGAAAGTGTTCACGCCACTAAACCTGGCCGTATCGTGTCGGCCAACTATTCTGGCACGTTCACGGGTGTTGTTATGCCGCAACGGGGGGGCAAATAATGGTTACGGCAGAACGTGACCCGATTAGCGGGCATTATGTTGTTACCGCTTTAGTTCAAGGCGGTCAAGCTTTTGCCCCGTGGCATATGTCTCGCCAATACTACGGCTATCCTAAGCGTGTTGCCATTGCATTATTCCGTGAATACTGTCGGGGTAACGGCATAGACATTGTTAGGGGGGCATAATGGATACCCATATTCTTCTTCAAAAATACCCCATTATGGCCACTATCGGTGATGAGTACGGGGTGGCAAAAAAAATACGTTTCCGTGACGGACGGGCGGCAGAAGAATGGGCTACCGCCATGTTGGGCCGTGAATGGGGCGAGACTAGGACGATTAGTGTCGCCACGTTCTATAAATTGGGACCCGATAATGAATGGATATTCGATGGGGAAATGGAATTCTAGTATGAATATTCATAACGTGATGGCAGATATTGCGGCAGACATTTTAAGGCCCGTGACGTTGCCGGTATGCCAGGGGTGCAGAGAAAACAACGCTACCGCGTACGCTATCTGGCATCGAAACGTTGACGGAAACATTACTGATGCGGGCGGGGCGTACTTGTGCGCTACTTGCCGTGATGGCCTTGAATCGTCGGGTGCAGTAATCGTTTACCGTTAAAGCTTTACGGTTCATGCGGGGTAGCGTTGCCTTTACAAGTGTTCGCAACACTTGCCGCATACTACCCCCCGCTATTTTGGTGGGGGCTATATGAATAGGGGTATAAATGAAATATGAAAGAATTGCAGGGAATTGGGTTCTTGAATGGCAGACAGATAGACCTAGCATTGTATGGGTTATATCTAACCATCGGCATTATCCACGGCGTTCACAGAGCGTTATTCAATACGGTGACGGTACTTTAGGATGGGATTATTTGCCAGATAGGAACCTAGAAATTGCCGTGACCAAATTTTTCCGTGACATTAAAACGGCGGTGCCGGCATGAACGATATTACTTTTGCCAATAGTGACGGCCACAAGATAGACATTGTACACGTGACTCTAAAAATACATTTTGATGTTGAACGTGTAGCTGCCCAACTATTAGAAGATAATCGTGATGACGGCGATGTTGAATTGTCTATCGACGATATTGTTGAGTCGGTCCGTGACATTGTTGGCCGTATGGCGTATTTATCGGAACATATGACGGTGACGGAACTCATTGCCGACAATAACGGCAAGGTTTACTGATGAAAAATTATCGAATTAGCGTTAATGACGGCATAGTCACGTTAGGCGAGCAGGTTATTGCATCGGATAATCGGGGCGTTAAAGGCGGGGTCATACCGCCGCATGTTGTTGATTACGCTATTAAATATGCCCGTGATATGCGGGAACCAGGCTATATGGCACTCACTGTAGAGCTGTATGTCATGCCGTTAGTGAGTAGTAGCGGGGTTAAACCTGGAAAACTAACGCCCGTGTTTAACATGCAGGTGCAGGCCCGCAACACGTCCGTCATTGACGGTGAACAATAAGCTTTTACGCCATATCGGAACATCGACGGTAGCCCTACTTGCCGGTGACATTCTTAAGAGTGTTGCGCGGGCCGGTAGGGCTATTTCGTTTCCACGGTATCGGCGTAAACGTAGACAGTATGTTGTCGTAAGAATGTTGGGCGGTATTATCCGTGAATACTGGCGGGGGCCTTATTATCGTGACGGCCACAAATACGATAGACGTATCGGCCTGGCATACCGGCACACTACGTTCAATGCGGCTAATAGTGCGATAGTTGGGTGCGGCCTGGCAACATATTCTTCGACGTTAATGGTGGTGGAAATAGATAGGTAGCTGCTATAGTGTTCATGTTGTAGCTGCGCTCCCAGACCGTACCCCCTTCCGGTCTGGTGATGCGCGGCTATATTTTTTTGCCCGCCAACCCCGTCCCTAGTGCGACGACCTCATGCCGCTAAAAGTTGTACGTTTTTTTTGCACGTTTTGATGCCGTCACACCACGTTCTGTCGGTGTTTGCCCACCCCACATGCCGAACCGCATCAGTATGGGCTGTTCATATTTTAAAGCAGCATCGAGACATTGTTTTTTGACGGTGCATTGCGCACAATAGTTTCGGGCCGGCAACCAAGGGTTATCTGTCTTGTCGCCGTTTATTTCGGGGAAAAATATTTCTACAGGTGCGCCTTTGCATGCAGCTTTTTCTTCCCATTCAAGACGCGTGAACATGAGTGTTCCGTTGCCGTTGATATTCTTCACGTTGAAGCGGGGTCATGCCAGCGAAATATCCGTGCCTACCCATGCCTTGTTGTGGTTGTGATTCTACTTCCATAACGAACTGGAAACAGTCTGCCAGTACAGGGCATTGTTCACAATATTTTTTGGCTTCTTTATATATTGTTTTGCCTTTACCGCGTTCACCGTAAAACAGTTTAGTGTCAGCGCCTTTGCAAGCTGCTTCTTCACGCCAATATCGATTCATTTCTTAGCCCCTTTACGAACTTTTTTTGTAGGTTTATATCGTTTTGCTTCATGGCATAAACATTCACACTCAGCCACCTGGTTAGGGGTCCAGGTGGTGAGTGCTTTTGTTACTGTTCCGCAATGGTCACAAGCCATTTTCGGCTAAGTTTATTTGTTCTGCTATCCATTGCGCTACGGGTGATGCTACGCCGTTGCCGCACATTTTGTACCTGGTGGTGTCGCTGTTGGTTTTGCCGTCGGCACGGTGCAGGGTGTGGTTGTCGGGCCAGCCCATTAACCGTTCACATTCGACGGGGGTGAGTCGGCGTACCTGCATTGTTGGTTCTCCTTGCGCTACGAATGGCACGTTGTTTCCTCCGGTTCCCATCCTATTTTTTAGGCATGGGGTCATATCGTCGTCGTATACTCGCACATCATCGACACGTGTGCCGTCGATAACAAGTATGTGTGGTTCGGCATCGCCACGTTTTGCTTCAGCTCTCAAAGTAGGTACTATTCCTTCCCAAATGTTCCCGCCCAAACGGACCATAGGTCCTGGTGCGAACACGATTACGGTTGCGCGGCTATCGCCAGTATTGTCAAAAGCGTTCAAGGTAGGGCACACCCCCCCCTCAATCCATGTTTCGTAATCTTCATTACTCTGCGCTCGGCGGCGTTTCGTGTACCAATAATGTTTCACTTCCACCCCCCAAGTCACCACCGTTGGCACGTAACGTGCCCACCCCGTCAGAGTAACCAGCGTGGCTTGACGCGGTGAAAGGTTCAGCAACAGCCATACCTGCACCACCAACACGCAAAGTTGGGCTAGCTATCTCTGATGGTTGCGCATCTAACCCTTGGGTGTGACTAAAAATAATGGGATTGTCTACTACAACAACATGACCATTATTAACGTCCTGGTTCACGACGGTTGATTTATGGTACAAAGATGCAGAAATGCAGTTTGCTATTGTTTTTCCACTCCCAAGTTCGCCACTTGTTCCAGCGCTTCCTGTAGCCTCTGCGGTAACGTTTTTCCCCGCCTGTTTGCCCTTCGAAGTATTCCTTCTGCCGCTTTCGGAGATAGCAAGTATCGGTCTGCCACCTCTGTCGGAGATTGCAGTATCGAAGCAAGCGATGACGAAAACCCTTCTTCTACGTTGGGGTACTCCGAAGAACTGCGCATCCAAGGTTGCCCATTCAAGGAGACTTGCCCCCAAGTTTGCCATTTCTTCGAGGACTGCCTCAAAGTCGTCACCTGTTCCGCTAGTGAAAGCTCCTGGGACGTTTTCCCATATAGCCCATCTAGGGCTAACTCCGGCTGTTGCATCTCTCATCTCCTTAATAATCCTGGTTGCTTCAAAAAATAAGTTAGACCTACCACCTTCTTGTTGTATACCGGCACGTTTACCGGCAACAGAAAGGTCTTGGCAGGGTGAACCGAAAGTGATTACATCAACGGGCGGTAACTCTGCACCGTTAACGTCACTAACGTCTAGCCATTTGGGTACGTTCGGCCAATGGTGTGAGAGGGTTTGTTGACAGTTTTTATCCCATTCAACTTGCCACCCACATTCCCATCCTGCGGCTTCTAAACCGATGTCGAACCCGCCGACACCTGCGAATAAACTTCCGAATCTCATGCTTTCTCCACCATGTTCATGCACCCCAAATACCCAATAGCATCTACTAGCGAGTCGTGGTGTAGCTGCCCGCGTTCACGTGATGTTCTGAGTCGAGCCATCTTAACGGCAACCATGAAACACAACGCTTCCTGGACAGTTAGTTCTATGCCCGTCAACCCGTAGAAGATTTCCACGACTTTCGTGTAGTCCTCTAGCGGGTGGGCGTACTGTTGTTGGCGTGGACCGGTGATTAAACGGTGTGCTTCACCAAGTATTTCTGCTCCCCTATGCAGCGACATGTCAGAACGGTTCTTCGTCAGTAACTACTGATGCACCAGGAAACTTGTCTGCCACCTGACGTAACACTTGTTCTGTTTGGTCCGGCACTACAGCTTTCCAACGCAACGAGTAACCCACTTCGTCAGCAATAACACGAATCGACTTGCCTTTCGAGCCGTCTTTCTTTGTGTATTCTTCCTGCTCTAAACGCCCCGAAATGATAACGCTGTCACCTTTAGTGAACGTGCTAGCGATGTTTAAAGCTAGTTTGCCGAACACAACAACGTTGTGCCATGTTGTTTTCTTTTTGTCGTCTTTACCGTAGTTGTCTGCAACAGTGAACTCTGCTACTTCTAACTGGCTGTTCGTGTATTTGAGTTCGGGTGGTTGCCCGATGTTGCCGTGAATACTGATGTGGTTTGTCATTGTTTTTCCTTCTGTGTTAATGGAATGGTTTTGTTTAACTGTTTTTTACATACATGTGTAGGGTCCGTTCGGGGCCGCACATACAGGGTTATTTTCGTGTCACATTTCCGGCAGAACCATTCGGTCTTGCGGTTCGCCATTGATGCCATTTCCCGTACCCTTCTTTTTCGCTGTATTCTTTTAATGCTAGTGCAGCCAACAGGTTTTTTCGTGGATTAGTTAGCTCTGATGATTTTTGGACAATCTTTTTGCCTCGAAGATATGTTATCCACGAATAATCATTGACCTGCATAATCCCGATATCTGTTGACCATACTGTTCCGTTGGCACGTTTGTTGTACCCGATGCTTTTAGGGTTGCACCTGGATTCACGGTATGCCAGCCGGAATAATTCTTCTAACTCACCCTTCTTAAACCCTACATCTAGTGCTAGTTGCACATATTTTTGACACGGGGCTGGTATTACTGGTTGGGCTGCCACCTTGGTTGGGGTGGTAGCGGTGAATATTGTCAGGGATGCCAAGAGCGCGAGTTTGCGCATGATGTTCTCCTTTGTGTAGTTGGGCATCGTGGTTAGTTTTGTCTTATAAAGTCTCCTTTGGTACGGGTGGATACATTCTAGTCGTATTCGCTGTCAGACAGTAGTTCTTTGATGTGATAGTCCATGAGCAAAAACCCTTTGGTGGGGTTGTCGCTGTTGGGTGCGAACACTTTTTTGTCTGTTTCTTCCCAATGGTTTAGTTTCAAATAGCGTTTGAGCCTGGCCACTTCGACCACTACAAAAGCTGCTGGCGAGAACATGTATACCCACCATGTTGCTTTAGTGACGTTGATGCCGGAATCTTTCCAGCCTTGACCGCGTGGGTTTTGTTGTGTTTCTACAACCATACGCCCGTTGCGGTGTCGGTCTTGTTTCACTTCGAACGAGCCTGCGGATAGTGCTTCCAAAAAGTTTTTGACTGTTTGTTCGCCTTGTTCACCGTAGGCTAGGTCTTTAGTGAAGTCGTATTTCGGTATGTCGTGGCTCGGTTCATACGGCATGTGTAACCTGCTTAACCATTAAGGTATGCCCGTTTTAGGCGTTTGTTTTCGTGTTCTAGTTGTTCGATTTGTTTTATCATTGCTTGCCAATCTTCTTTAAACATTTTTAGGTCAGCAACAAGTTTTTCTATCTCAGCTTCACTACGCACGTTCGCCTCTTTCTTGAATGTATTGTTCGCCACTAACCAATGCTGCGGAACGGATACCACACGTTTTTTGGTCACAAATAGCCAGGTGCGATAGCAGGTAGATGCGTTGCTCCTGCAATTTAACTTGTTTAGTTAACTCCCCGAAAGCATGGGGTAGCAACCGTTGCATGAAACGTTGTTTTCTATTCCCCATCGGTCACCCCGTCCGGTTCGTCACCTTCAAGGTCAAGGTATGCCTCGATAGCGGCCCGTTCCCGTTCCGACATCTCATTCAACACCTCAACCTGCGGGTTATATATACGTGCCGTTAAACATTCGAACAGTTCACGCCCAATATCTTTAAGCTCCATAACCTGCCTCCTTCAACAAATCAACCAAATCGCTTAAACGCATTACCGCGTACTGGTCACCAGGTTCCCCGTATGAGCGGCGCTTGACAACAAGTATGCCGTGGTTGGCGTTAGCGTTCTGTCGTTCCTGCTCGGTTTCCCGTAGCCACCCCGACAGGTCTAACGCCTTGTGGTTTTTACATTCCCACACCAACGGCCCTGTACCCGTAATGTCACCTTTATCAAGGTTGCCGTGCAAGGCTCGACGCTCAGCGTGTATCCACCCTTTAGATTGCAGGTAGCGCACTATGAGGGTTTCGAACGCTGTGCCTTTGCCTCTTGCCGGACTCATTCAACCTCAGCTTTTTCGTTTTTGAAATCGTGCCATGCTGCACGTAACGCTGGTAGGTCGGACACTTTGACGCTGTTGTCCCATTTGAGTCCTGCTCGTTGAGCGACCATGATGGTTGAGAACCCTTTGTCTTTGCAGGCTTTCTCGAAATCTTCTCGTTGTTTCTGTGAGAGAAGTTCATTGCTGATTTCCTGCGAAGGTGCTACTGGTGTTGGCATTGTTTTCGCTGCGGTTCCTACAGGGCGGGCAGGTTTCTTTGGTGTCTCACCCAAATCTTCCCATTCCTGTTTAGTCCACAACGATAGACAGATACCGAAACGCATAGCTGCGTTACGCAAAAAGTCACCAACAAGTTCTTTGTCTAAATCAACTTTGTCTGCACGTACAGAACCGACACCTAGTCGGGCTTGACCCAAGAGCGTGAGTTCGCCCCACATTGTTGCCATACCATTCTCAACGTGGATTGCTGGTCGTCCGTCTTTCCATTCGATAGGAACCCAACGCCAGGTCGGGTCAATTTCCAAGAGCAAACGAGTGATGTCTGCGTGTCCAACGAAGTCAAGTTGCGCACCCCCCTTGGGTAGTTTGCCGACAATTTTTGGGTCCGGCACAGCATATTTAGATAGGATTTCTGATAGTTCCATTACTTAGCCCCTTTCAAGAGCAATGTTCTTACGGTGATGTTGGTGGTGTACTTGTCAACAATGTCAGGATGTTCAAGCTGCATCAGTTTCGTGTTGAACGACGAGCGTGACTGGCCTTTCCATGTGGCGACAGTTTCACCATTGATAGTTACCCCATCGTGATTCCCGATGAGCTCGCACAATTCGGCTTTCAATTTATCTTCTAACTCTTTATAACTTTTCATTTCGCTTTTAACATGTTTAAGTTGTGCGACCAGTTCGGCGTGTTGTTCACCGATTTCTAGCATCGACCCACGTTCAGGTGCGGTGTAACGTTTCGCTATAGATTCGAAACTCCATGTGACTCCTGGTGGGGTCATGTTCATGTCGATAGCTGCGAGCCATTCGGATGCTTTCGTGATGTGTTCTTCTTTTTCTTCTTCAGAAACTTCTTGCGTGTAATACTGCATTGATAGTGATGAGTCGAATACGGCCCAAAGGATGCGGTCTACATCAGCACAGATGGCTTGTTGGATTCCTTGGATACGCCAGTAGTCCGGCAACTCTCCATCCCACGGACGGTTAAACGTTTTGATTTCTAAAACGAGCCGACCATTCTCGGATTCAAAAAAACCGTCAAGCGTAGAAATAAGTCGTGCGCCACGTTCATCGT